GTGGTAATGGTAGATTAAATCTAAATGATGCAGCAGCTTATCAAGCTATTAATACAACAGTTAATAAACAATATAAACTTCAAGTTAGAGTATTAAGTCCAAACAGTTCAACAAGTGGATTAATTATTAGAGTTGGTACATCTGCAGGTGGAACACAAAATTTAAATACAACAAAAGCTGTAACTAATTTTAGAGAAGGTGCTATATTAAATACTAATTTTACAGCTACAGCACAAACATCTTTTATATATCTAGAATCAGATGGTGTACAACTAGACGTAGATTATGTAAGAATATCTAGAAGTGATATAGCATTAAGAAAACTAGTATTTGTAACTTATGATAATTATCTACAAGTTTATAAAGTAACTGATGATACAAATAATAGTGGTAATTATTCTCACCCATTAAGGGTTTACATATTACCAGATCACTCAGCATTTGGAGTAAGTCCAAGACCAAACACTAGTGAATATTCAGTTCATTATGACTATTATACAACTCATACAGATTTATCTGCACATGGAGATAATATGAGTTTACCAGATAGGTTTGCAACATTAATAGTTGATAGAGCAAAGTATTATACATACATGCTTAGATCAGATCCACAACATGCACAATTAGCAGATAGAGATTTTCAAAGAAAACTTAGATTACTAAAAGTAGATTATGCTACTAAGAATGATTATATGAGAAGCGATACTATAGGTGAAAGTATTACGACTAGCATAGGAGGCAGAGCATCATAATGGCTATAAATTTTAGAGGTGAAAAATTAAAAGAACCAGAAGATAATATAAAATATTCTGAAAAAAAATTTGAAAGACAAAGAGAGAATGGTCTTAATGATGAGTCAGAAGAAATGATGATGGCTAAATTAAATCGTAAAGAAAAAAATGATTTAGCTATACT